TTTAGTCCATTTGCAAACTATTTAATAAAAATGTCCATTGATCTCCACGTGCTTGCCAATTATATAGACTATCGGTAAATTGTTTCATTACACCAATTCCATTATTTACGTTTGTCATTTTGCTTTCGTCGCCAAGTGTTTCTACAATTGAAGCAAGATTAGCGTGGAATCGTTGAGCATGTTCTTTTTTATCTTCGGTATAGTCATACATCTGTGTCATATTCATTGCAGTCTCAGGTAAAGCTGCAAGTGAAGAGTGTACACAAACCAGACCAGCAGACATTGCTTCAATCAAACATAAGCATGAAGTTTCCTGCCATGTCGATGGATATGCAAAAATATGAGATCGTTGTAACTCATGACGAATACGATCATTCGACACGGCACCGTGATAATTAATATGTTCGTGATCTTCGAGTTGTTTAAACAAATCTTGGTATGGCTCATCTCGCTGTGGCCATCCATATAGCTCAAAAGAAGAAAATACATTTAATTCAATATTTGTATATTGTTTTGATAAAGCATCAAAGGCTGCATACAATACGTCAAGTCCACGATGTGGTGTTGAAAAATAAATTAAACGTAATTTGTCAGTAGGCTTTTCAACTACTTCAATAGGTTTAATTGCATTACGTAATACGATACCTGCTGAATATGGTACGCCAAGATATGCTTTGTACATAGCCTGTTGCCAATGAGAAACAAATACAAGCTTATCATATTTCTTCCAACCATCGTCTTTTAGGTGTTGTACTTCAGGATCCATTGGTAAATCATGCAACCAATAAATCTTTTTCTTATCGGGATCAAGTTCACGCGATCGACTTTGAATAATTTGAAATTGATCAAGCAATTCTGGATCGACATGCTCTCGCAATCGATCCGCCATTAATTCAGTACCACCCTTAGCGTTTTTATTTAGCTCGTTAACTTCCAAAAGTATCTCCATTCACTCGTTTTAATCTATCCCAACGAAAGCTACGCCATCCTTGGTTTTCAGTATCCCATACTACACATACATCTGGGTTAGGTTTCTTTTTCTGAATATGTTCCTCAACATCGACTTGTTCTGGTAACAAAACTTCAGTAAGGGTTGCTAGCATATTACGTTCTGTGCCATCAGCTTTTTCAAAAGCTACTAATACTTCACCTTCATGCAATAATTCAAGTACTTCAGACTTGTCCATCTCCATAATTCCTCGTATTTTCAATTTCACTTGCTAGTTCATTATATCCACCAATGTGTTTGTTGTGCCAAAATATTTGAGGCACGGTACGCACGCCTGGAACTTGTTCTTGCAGTTCTGCAAAGAATTCTTTTTGTTGAATACTTTTGTATTCATAAGCTAACTCGTATTGATCACATAGTTCTTTAGCTCTATCACACCAAACGCAATTAGTATTTCCATATATTGTAATCATGTTAAATCTTCTTCTCTTAATCGCCTTTTCATATACTCATGATAGCGTTCTTGTTTTTCAAATCCTTTATAGTTTCTATCGATAGGCTCAGACTCTCTAGGCTTTTCAATATTATCAATCATATTAAGTATATCTCGCTTATATGAATTTGCCTTTTCGAATGCTTCAACTACATCAGGATGGGTTGTACCTTTTCTATATCGTTCAACCATAGCATTTTCTAATAGTTCAGCAAACGCTACAAACTTATCTTTTAACATCATTTATTCGATTCTCCACGTAAAGCAGCTTTTTCCCATACTATATATGCAACTATTCCAATGATAAGCGTAAGTATATCACCAGCAAATATTCCGATTTGAATATAATAAGCACAATATATACACACTAAGTAATCAAGCCATCTCATTAATATATCTTTTTCTTTTCATAAGTGAAAGGTTTAGTTGTAATAAATTCTATTTTGCATCCCTCCCAATCAACACCCTTTAGCATTTTATTATTAAGTCTTTTTATATCTTTCATTAAAAAGACTCGCACAGATTGAGTACCGTCGTCTTCATCAAAGTATAAAGTGACTTGATATAGATCACTAAATAATTTTTTAAGCCATCCGGCTTCTTCTGTCAGCTTTTTGACACTTTTGTTTGTCAATTTATTTCTCCAATGCTGTAACCATTCTAATACTATCTATACGTAATGTCAACTAATAATCTTATAAATATTCATAACCTGATGTGTTAAACTATACAATGTTTTTATTATGAAAAGGAAATTGTATAGGATAAAACAAATGCTAAGGATTATTTTAGGTAGTGTACTTATGGCTACATTATCTACAGCAGCTTTCGCACAAACAGTAACGAATGATGCAGACGGTTTGTTTGATAGCACTAGCTATGTTGAAACCGATAGTACGACAAATAATACTACAACTAGTACAGTAACCACTGACAATACGAATACTAACACGTCAACTATCACTAGTGATAATACAAATACGAACACTAATACCAACACTTCGACTATCACTAGTACGAATACTAATACTAATAACAATAATAATACGAGCACTAGTACGAGTACGTCGACAAATACAAATACAAACACAAATAATACAACGATAGATCAAACAACTGATTCTACGATCGATCAAACAGTAAATCAGACTACTGATTCTACGATAGATCAAACTGTGAATAGTACTAGTAATATTACTACAAATAATACTAACACCAACATAAACACTTCAACTAGTACTAATACCAATACTAATAACAATACCAATAATACAACTATCGATAGTACTGCAAATAATACTAACACTAATGTTAATACTAATGATAGTAACATTACTCAAGAAGTGATATCCCCTCCACCTTCAGCTATAGCACCGTCAATACAATCAGGCGGAAATGATACATGTACTGTGTCATATTCTGCAGCTGTACAAACTCAGATACTTGGTGTGTCTGGTGGTGGTCATATCCGTGATCTTAACTGTGAACGCCTTAAAAATGCAAAGACTCTCTATAATATGGGAATGAAAGTTGCAGCAGTAGCGTTAATGTGCCAAGAAGAAACTGTGTATAAAGCTATGGAAATGGCTGGTACACCTTGTCCTTATAAAGGAGAAATTGGCGATACTGCACAAGCATTATGGGATAATGATCCCGAGCGTCAGCCTGTAGATGACGGAAAGGAAAAGAATGATACAACGACTGCTATTACTGTCGGTGGTATTCTTCTGGCTATCCTCCTCGTCCTATAGCCAAGAATATACTTACGATGGTCAGCTGACCCAAGACGATATTGATCAGAGTACTCTTTATGGTTCACCTGATGATATTGACTTGATGGACGAAGGCCTGGCTTATATGGATCAAATTATTGTTCCAAATGATTATGAAGCTACTACTGGCTGCTTACTTGTTCAAACGAGAGAATGGAATGGTACATCGGGTGGACAATGCGCAAATGGAATTGATGGAACTTATACGTTTGGATATGGTCAGACTGTTATTGCTCAAACCCAAGATGCAATAGCTGAAGCTCTTAAAATTGCTGGTATAACTGTAGTAGGTTATCGTTGGCAGTGGAGAGTGAAAAACGCTGATACCAATTATTATAACGAACAAAATCAATCTTCTGCTGATCCACTTATTGTAACTGTAACAGTAAAAGATAAAGATGGTAATGTATTAGACGAGCGCGAGTGGGATTATTCTTACTATATTTACGATTGGGAGCAAAAGTATGGTATGCATTGGTACGATCCGTTTATTACGGGAGATAAGATCGATACGATTACATTAGAAGTAGAAGCATATGATGCAGGCTATTGGGCGGGTTATTATGGGCCAGAATTTGGTTCTGCTGCGATTTACAGTATATTAGTTGTTGAACCTCTAGATCCTTGTGAACAAATCCCGATTGTAGATCCTACCTGTGAAGGATTTATTGGTGAAGCTCCAGCAGAAGATCCAGCAGTAAAAGAATTAGTAATTATTGAGTCTACTGGATCTATTCCTTTATCAGAAGATGAGTTAGCGGTATTAGAGTCATTAGAAGAACCTGCAGCTATAATTGAAGAAGTACCAGTAGAAATTGCAGAAGCTCAACCTGAAGAAAAACAAACTTCAAATGTTGATGCTTTGTCTGTAGCACAAAATGCAGAAGCTAATGCTTTAGCAGACGCTGCATCTACAATAGAAAATACTTTAGCAGCTACTGAGTTAGCAGCGTTGAGTGACATAAATCAATCTCAACAAACAAGCCAACAATCCCAACAACAATCTCAACAATCAATGCAAGAAGCTCAAAATTCTTCTCAGCAATCTCAACAACAATCATTAACTAGTAGTGGAATGTCTGCTGATGGATCTATAGATCTAAATCAAACAATGCAAGCTCAGCTTTTAGAAAACAATGGAATGCAAGAAAATAAGATTCAAATTGATATCACTGTAGAATCTTTTGAAATAGCAGCGTTAGACAATGCAGTCAATGATGCGATTATGAATTTAATTAAGTTAGAACAAAACGTTATAAGAGAACAAATCGAAGAATCTAACCAAGAAGAAGAATTAGTTGAGCCAGTTTCAAACGAAGAAGAAGATGAATTAGTAGCTGCAGCATTAGCTGGCAGTGATGATGAAGATGCTCAAGCTGCATTACTAGGATACAATCCAAACTTTAGAGCGTATCAACAAGATCAAATAGCTGATGCAGACTTTTATAAACCTAAGGATATTTACGAAGGCCAGCAAAATTATGATAATCCTGCGGCACGTTTCTTTAATGGCGCTTCGGATAGTAAACATAACGAAATGGTAAGACAACAATACGAGAGGTGAACTATGGAACATATAGAACATTGCCATAAAATGGCACAAATGGCTAGCATTGCATATTTAAATGCAAAAGAAGCTAAGCCAAAGTTTGATAAACTTGGATATAAGAATCATCGCTTTATTAGCGATGGTGGTGCACAAGTACATATTGTTTGGAATAAAAAAGAATTTGCTTTATGCTTTCGTGGCACTGAGCCTAGTCAATTTTCAGATATTAAAGCAGATCTAAATGCATTACCCGATAGAGCAAATAATGGTCAAGGGTTTGTACACAATGGATTCCAAGAAGAAGTGAATAAAGTATGGGATGAAATTGGAAAGCATATTCATCACGCTGATGGAAAACAATTATTCATTACGGGCCATTCCTTAGGTGGTGCAATGTCAACAATCGCCGCTAGCAGGTTAGGTGATCAGGTGACATGCTTATACACATATGGATCCCCGCGTGCAGGTACGAGAAAATTTGTTAAATCAATTGCTTGTCCGCATTATCGCCATGTAAACAATAACGATATTGTACCAAAAGTACCATTTGCATTTTTAGGTTACAGACACCACGGTACACTACGTTATATTAACTTTTATGGCAATGTTCGCAAAATGACTTATTGGCAAAGATTTAAAGATGGATGGCGTGGTCGCTTTACTGCATGGAAAAATAAAAAACCATTCGATGGCGCAAGAGATCACGGTATGGGTAACTATGTAAAATACACGGAGAAGAATAATGGATTTGATTGCTAGAATGTTTGGCGATACATTATGGATTTATACAGCTATTGCTGGATCACTCGTTGGTGCAGCATTTTTGGCATGGTTTCGAAATACGCATGCAGCACTTTACCTTATGTCAAAGGTTGATGCGTTTTTAGATTATTTGATTGATCGCTTTGGCTGGGATTGGTTACAAGACGATCCTGAAGCATGGCGGAAAAGGTATCCAAAGGTTACTAAAAAAATCGATGAAATCGAAAGGAGACTCGATGAACTGGATAAAAAGTAGACTCAAGGAGAGAACATCATGGGATGGAGCGGCATTGATTGCTCTAGGTCTTATGGTTTTATTTTTAGCACCATTAGCAAAGATTGCAGCAGGTATTGCAATTGCTTATGGCGCTTGGACAATTTGGAAGAAAGGATAATCAAATGGCAGCAAAAACACTCGAAGCTGGATCAAAGTATGCAGCATTAGACGCAGACGGTGATGGAGTAATTACCGATGAAGAAATGGCTCGTGCAAAAGAAATTGCAGAGTTTGAACATAAACAAAGATTGCGTGAAAACGAAGACAAAAAAGAAGATCAAATACGTGCTATGGCATGGTTTGCCCTTTGGGGTATGTTGTTGTATCCTATTCTTATTTTGGTTACTTCGTTCTTTGACGTAGGTGGAGCAGCCGACATTATTGGTGATATTGCACCAACATATTTTGTGGCTATTGCTGGTTTGGTTGCAGCATTCTTTGGTGCTCAAGCATATTCAAAAGGCAAAGGTTCTAGCTCGGATGATGATTATTAATGTACGAGTATAGAGCAAAAATTAATAGAGTCGTTGATGGCGATACTGTAGATGTAGATATTGATCTAGGTTTTGGTATCGTCCTTACCGACGAGCGAGTGCGTATCATGGGTATTGATACGCCTGAGTCGCGTACATCTGATAAAGTTGAAAAGCTTTTTGGATTAGCGTCAAAGTATAGATTACAAGAATTATTAGGCGAGTATGCAATTCTTAAAACTCAAGTAAGTAAAAACGGTGAGGATATGAAAGGTAAATTTGGTCGTATCCTTGGTGATTTTATTGTTGAAGAGTTTGAAGGTGAAGAGCGTATGGTTACTGATGTTCTTATTGAAGAAGGACATGCTGTTGCTTATTTTGGTGGATCAAAAGAAGAAATACAAATGAAGCATATGGCAAATAGAGAAAAACTTTTACGCGAAGAAATTGTTTCGCGTGAAGACTACGATAAAGAAGTAGCAAAGGCGAAGGAGTAATCGCATGGCAGAGTTCGAATTTGCGGGAATGACTTTCCGCGGTGGTAAAATGATGGTAGTCCTCACCGCACTTTCGACTCTAGCTGGAGGTGCATGGGCTGGATTTGAATTTTATAAAGACTATATGGATATGAGAGAAGTTGTTCAAAACATTGACGTAGATGCTATAGCAGCAGAAAACGCTCAAGTAATGTTAAAGATGGATGAACAAATGCTTCGTATTGAAGAAGCAATTGAATATACACGTGACATTAAATCTGACTTAAGAGCAGATGTATTGGAAATGGAAAAGCTTGTTGAGAGACTCGAAGATAAGACCGACGCATCTGAGGATAGAGTAAAGGATTCGCAAAACTCTATTGAGGCTACACTCGAGGGTGTGCGAAATGAAATGAATCAGGTTCAGAAAGATGTAACATCATCTATAAGAGAAGTTGAAGCTGTAATACGTGAATCTGAAAAAGATGTACGTAATACTATGAGAGAAACTGAAGACCGTATTGATGCTTCTATGAGACAACTTGATAAAGATATTCATGAGAAATTACAAGAGGCTTTGGACAATCCATTAAATGATTAAAAGAATAAAACATAAACTAAAGGAGCTATGGAACGTCGACAGTATGATTGACTTAATTGTCGACCTGCTCCTTATAGTTTTTGATGTTTTATATTCTCCTATACTAATATTAGTAAGATTGTTTAGACACTTTTTTAATGAATGGTTGGTAAACACTCTTAAAAGATTTTTAAAATGGTTTGCACATAAAGTTTTAAGAATACCAGAAGTTAGGAAAGAAAATGATTGATCCAGTCAGTGCCATAGGAATGGCAACAGCAGCGTACAATGGTATTAAGAGTGCCATTGCTACAGGAAAAGAAATTTCAGAGATGGGTTCCACTCTTAATCAATGGGCTACATCTCTTTCAGACTTAGACTTTGCGCATAAGCAAGCTCAAGATCCTCCTTTTTTTAAGAAGGTTTTTGGTGCTAGCGAAATAGAACAAAATGCATTAGAAGTCTGGGGCCAAAAGCAAAAAGCAAAAGAAATGCGTGAAGAATTGCGTAGCTATATTAGCTTATATTATGGCCCATCTGCATGGGACCAAATTGTTGCTATAGAAGGACAAATGCGTAAAGAACGCAAAGAAGCAATCTATGCAGCAGAAGAAAGAAAACAAGCTATAATAGAATGGCTTGTTGGAATTATAGCTGCATTGGTATCAGCAGCAATACTATTTGTTATATTCTATTTTATCGGAGTTAGTCAAGGAAAGTGGTAAAATGTGGATACTATTATGGATGCAACTAGGTGTTAATGGAATCAAATACTATCACGTTGATACGTTTAGCACAGAAAAAGAATGCGTAACTGAGCTAAGTAAAGCTAGTGTTATGGTATCAAATGAACGCGAAAATATGGCATGCTTATATGTTGAGCAATGAAAATAATACGGTATAAAAATAAATATATTGTATACGATAAAAGAGGCTATGTATTATGCATAACCTCTTATAAAAGAATAGCCTTATCCTTTATG